CGACTTCAGCGATGAAGACGAACACCAGAAGGAACGGGAGCATGCCTAAATCCCCAGCAGAACGCAAAGCCGCGCAGGAGGTAATGAGTGCAAGAGTTCATCCTGCACGAAACGAATAAAGCTCAACTCTGGTCACTTCTCAAAGAAATTCTCTCTACCGGAAAACGCTGGCGCATAAAAATCTCTGAGTATCGCGAACGACGTTCACTCCCACAAAATAGCCTCCTCTGGAAATGGAACTCTGAAATAGCAGAGCAACTAACTTCTGTTGGTTCAGATAGCTTTTCCGATGAGGAGGTTCACGAGTGGCTCAAGGATATGTATTGCCCAGCCAAGCCGGTAACCATTTCAGGAATGACCAGGTACGTTAAATCAACCCGGAGACTGGATATCGGAGAGATGCATAAGTACCTAACCGACATTGACCAGTGGGCTCACCAGAAGGGATTGCGATTAACCATCCCAAATGAATGTGAGTATCGGGAATTACAGCGGAGGCAGAACGAGTGACGGACAGATCAAATACCCCCACAGAAATAAAAGACCTCTGGCGCACTCCGCCTGAGATATTCCATGCATTAAACGCAGAGTTTTGTTTTGTGCTTGATGCGGCGGCGAGCGCAAGTAATGCCCTATGCAAAAACTACATTACAGAAGAGCAGAACACTTTCCACACCCCATGGAAATCCATGATGCCAGATATACCAGGATATGCATGGATGAATCCTCCTTATAGTCGTCCAATGCCATTTGTTCAGGTGGCGGCGCAGGAAAATGAGGACAACGGTATTGGATGTGTGATGCTTCTTCCGGCAGATACTTCGGTTATGTGGTTCAGGGAGGCAATTAAAACCGCTCACGAAGTCAGATTCATCACTGGCGGCAGATTATCGTTCCTGAATGCAGATACAGGGAAGCCAGTGAATGGCAACAACAAAGGTTCGATGCTGATTATCTGGCATCCGTACCCTCGTTGCGGAGAATGCCGGATGACCACTGTAGACAGGGATGTGTTGATGGAGTTTGGCAGGCGCAGAATTAAGGTGGCGGCATGACCAGATGCGACAGATGCGGAGAGCGCAAAGATGATTACCGGTTCAGGCCAGGGCAACCTTACTGGCACAAATGGTGTATCCGCTGCGAACGCTCTCCGGTAGGTGATTTTCCACTACCTCAAACCAAGGAGGACGTATGGCACGACGAAGCGCAACGCAAATCGTAATAGACCACCTGATATTCACTCCCACCAAACGCAGCAGAAGCAAACCTAAGCCGATCCCCACGGCATCCGAAGTAAAGAGCTACGACCCAACATATCCGCTACCGGCTAAACGCTGGTTGCGCGTTAAAGCGAGGACTAAACATGGCGTTAAAGCGCGATAAATTTGATGACGTTTTCTCCCAACTTGTCAGGGAGCGAACAAACTGGGAATGCGATTATTGCGGTCGAACATTCCACCACGAACACGCCAAATTACACTGCTCACACTTCAAATCACGCCGACACAAAGCAACCCGATACCATCCCTATAATGCATTCGCTCACTGCATAGGCTGCCATCGCAAGCTCGAAGAAGACCCCTACGAATTCACCGCACATGCGGAGATTGTCTACGGGGAGATGACAATTGAGCGCGTAGCACGTCTGGCATGCGTTCCTGTGCGGTTAAAGCCATGGCAGATGGATGAGCTATACCAACACATGAAAAGCGAACTGAAGCGATTACGTGAGCTTAGAGCGAAAGGTGAGGTAGGGCGCATCGAGTTCACTTTGCCCGAATGGTATCAGGAGGGGATTGTAGTTCATATGGGGGAGGCGGCATGACCAGAGAATACATCAAGAAAATCCACTACCCCTGCGAAACGGCAGCAATCTTTCAAGATGTGCTTTTCGTTATGCGAATTAACCATTACTCGGAGCTTCTAAGCCAGGCTGACAGAGCCGCAGAGTTCTACTTGAGACATTTCCCATACTGCACGTTAGAAAACGTCAGAGAAGGTGTTCTGTACAGTTTTGGTGGTCTTTACCTGAATGATTACGAGCTTATCCGGGAGGCAGCATGAATAACGTAACTGATATCCAAGCAGTCAAATGGCAGCGTCACGCAGATGAGCAATCACTTAAATCGCTCGATGCAAAGATTAAAGACGCTAAAAAGGCACTCGTGATTCTGCTTCATCATCGTCGTGAGCTGGTTAATCGCCTGGATTTGAATAAGCCTGATGGTCCGGAGGTTGCATGAGGCACACACCAATATTCAGCATGGTTAACTTCATTGATGATGCTCATTTCCGCCGCGTATGGAAGCACCCAAAGAAAACGATCAACTCTCGCCAGAAGGCATGGGTTCATTACATGCTTGCGGTATGGGGGCGGGTTAACCGTGGAGATGATTCTCCGCCAGGAGCTGTTAATGTCATTGGTCGTTTAATGATTCGTAGTCAATGGAGTGACGATAAGGCCAAGCAGATTGAGTCTGTCGTCATGCGCCTGTACGAAGAAGATGGACTTCGTGGAGACGCTCTCTATCAGAAAGCTCGCGAAGTGGTCATCCCTCAATCATCGTTCAGCAACATCATCGCTCTCGCCAAAGAATCCGATGATGCTGCTTTCGTTGAACGCGTGATGGTAAAGACGTTTCACCGTGAAAGCCCCGTCCGAGATGTAGCCATTAGACGATATTGCTCATGCAACTGCACGCAAGACATTGCTCGCCAAATATCGCACGCAACAGGAATGGATATCCAGTCATGCAGACGCAGAGTTGTATGGTGTGAGAATGTGCTCGACTCAGAAATCTTTTATGCAATGAAGCGAGAGATAGAGAAGGAGTTTCCACAAATTGCAGCTTAGTTGATAAGTTTTTTCTCAATTATTTGCTTTTGCGAAATGAAAGTAGTACATTTTATGTATGCTCGGAGCAAAAGCGAACTGAGCAGCGAAACAAGAAGGCCCTGAGTTAATAGCTCGGGGCTTTTTCATTTCTGCAATCCGGTCAGGACTTTTGAGTTAATGCGTGCTGCACGACACGTTGATGCTCATACGCGAGAGTCATGAACCAGATTGAGGGTCGATCGTATAAAGGTCATTACGGCAGGCTGTTAACCTGTTTATCGTGGTTCGAATCCACGTCGTCCCGCCAGATTAGCCGGCTTAGCTCCAATGGTAGAGCAGTCGCCTTGTAAGCGAATGGGTAGCGGTTCAAGTCCGTTAGCCGGCACCAAATCCCGCCAACTGGGAATCCAGGACAAAGAGCCGATATTTACCCTCATTGCCAGTTATCAGGCTGGCTTTTTTATTTTGGCCTCAGGCAATCAAAATCATATCGCATCTAGCATTTAGTGCCTGAAGGCCACTCAACTACACAACAGCGTCCCGATCACCTATCGGAGGCGAGAATTAATGGCTAAACGTATGCAAGACAAAGAGAGCATCGCTGGGGTGTCCTGGTTGATTCTGCTCGTCATCGCCTGTTGGGGCGGATTGGTCAGGTATCTGATTGACGTGAAGCAGAGCAAGGCTACATGGAGTTGGATAAATGCCATGGCGCAGATTGTTGTATCAGGATTCACTGGTGTAATTAGCGGGCTTATTGGTATTGAAAGTGGGCTTAGCCTCTACATGATACTTGCGACATCTGGAATCAGCGGAGCGATGGGCTCTGTGGCGCTGACTTATTTCTGGGAACGCCTGACGGGGATGAAGAATGCAAACCAGTGATGAAGGCATTGCGCTTATTAAAGATTTCGAAGGCTGCTGGTTGACCGCATATCCCGACCCTGGCACCGGTGGCGCACCATGGACCATAGGTTACGGCTGGACATTGCCAGTTGATGGAAAGCCGGTACGTCCGGGTATGACTATCGACCAGGCTACCGCTGACCGACTGCTTAAAACCGGCCTGGTGAGCTACGAAAAAGATGTTCTGAAAATTGTGAAGGTGAAGCTAACCCAGGGGCAGTTTGATGCTCTGGTGTCTTTTGCCTACAACATCGGCTCCCGCGCACTCTCAACCTCCACTCTGCTGAAGAAACTTAACGCCGGCGATATCAAAGGCGCTGCAGATGAGTTCCTGCGTTGGAATAAAGCAGGTGGCAAGGTCCTGAATGGGTTGACCCGTCGGCGTGAGGCGGAGCGCGCTCTGTTCCTGTCTTGATTGGCGCACTGGTAAGGCGTTACTGGTTGCAGTTGCTGGTGATAGCCTTAATCGGCGCATTGGCATTCTTCGTGAGCCGCTACCGTGAAAACGCACTCAACTACAAAGACCAGCGCGATAAAGCAACGGTCAGGGCGGAAAGCGCCGAGACCGTTAGCAATAGCGTCGTCACTGCAATGAGCCTCATCAATGACATATCCAGGGCAACCAAGCATGCAAAGACCGAACTTTCCCAAGATGGTGAGAGGCGCGTTATCTACATCAGGGGCGCGCTTGAAAGCGATCAGTGCGCTAAGCAGCTTGTTCCTGCTGCCGCTGCTGACAGCTTGCGGGAATACGCGGACGGTTTACGTGCCGGCTCCGGTAGTCCCGATAAGCGCTGACCTTACTGCAGACACGCCGATCCCCGGAATGGAGGTTCCGTTCACGTGGCAGGCTAGTCTGGAGTTAAACGAGAAGCTTTACTCTGCGCTGGGGCAGTGCAATCTGGATAAGGCGGGGATTAGGGGCGTTGAGAAGGGCCGGCAATCAAACCACGGGAAGCCAGAATGAATTTAATCACTGCTGTTGCCATCGAAAAATATGCGGTGATTAATAAAACTACATCGAGATGAGACATAAAACCTCCTTGGTTGGTTGATGGTGTGGTGCGTTCTATTGTGTAACTCAATAGCCTGACTGAACGTTTTATAGCTATAAGAGACCACAATCACGCGGCATCCTTTACTGTGTCCTAATTGCATGGACATAAAAAGAGAGTCGAAATAGCGTCATTGCAGAGGCTATTCCATAGAGTGGATTCGATAATGCACAATGCTCATCTGTACATAGGAGATGAGTATGGCAAAGCAAAACTGGTTTTTTTCATGGAATGCATATGATGCAATTACGGGGCAATACCTCCCTGAGTATTCCCATAGCGAAACTTACGTTAGTGACAACTCGGTATCCCCTCATGAAGTATTTGAAGATTTGATGGAGCAGAAGGGTAGGTTGCGCGAAAACCTAAGAATTCACTGCATTGCATTCAATAAGCTTTAACCACCTTCGGGTGGTTTTTTCTTTGATGGGTAAGGAGGGGAAGCGTGACCAGCATAAATGTCAGCAGGCCATATCCTCCTGTTAATTTCATCGGGTCCGATAACTGGCAGCCATATACCAGAATCATTCCCGCCAACGAAGTGCATGAGTGGGTTAACAGGCAAATACTCATCGACACCGGAAGCATCTATAACCCAGATCATGGGCATCTTCTCGATGCTGACCTCTGCTTTATGTGGGCGTCTGATTGCTTCGCGAAGAAAGGGCGCCACGTTCTCGGTCAGGCCGAACAGGTAATGCTTCGCGCCGGCGGTTGGCAGAAAGCCAGAATGGAACAGCAGATGCATGAATGGTTCGGACGCATACCGAAATTCATCATCACGCTGGCGGCCGATTACTGCTCACAATGCAGTGACCTCGAGTTCTGCGCGCTGGTCGAGCATGAGCTTTACCACATTACCCAGGCGACCGATGATTTCGGCGCGCCTAAGTTCAACAAAGAGACCGGGATGCCGGTTCTTACTCTGCGCGGACACGATGTCGAAGAATTCGTTGGCGTGGTAAGGCGTTACGGCGCAAGTAATGATGTGCAGGAGTTGGTTGATGCGGCAAACAGGCCGGCGGAGGTTGCTCATCTCGATGTTGCCAGGGCGTGCGGGACCTGCATGCTGAAACTGGCTTAATTTTGGAATGCTTTGGAAGGATGGTTATCTATGGCTGCACTAAAACCGGAAGTGAAAGCCGCCATCGTTCAAATGCTTGCGTGCTATGACAGCCTGTCAATTGTTGTCGATGCTATCCAAAAAGATTACGGATTAAAGGTCACACCTCAGCAAGTTGAATCGCATGATCCAACGAAGGTAAGCGGCAAGGGGCTGGCTAAAAAGTGGGTTGACCTCTTCAATGCCACCCGCGAACGATTCCTGAATGAAATCTCCGATATCCCGATCGCGAACAAAGCCTATCGTCTGCGCGTCCTGCAGCGAATGTCCATGACTGCCGAAAACATGAAGAACATTGGCATGACGGCTCAGCTACTGGAGCAGGCAGCGAAGGAATGTGGAGATGCATATACAAACAGACAAAAACTTGAGCACACAGGGAAAGATGGTGGGCCAATACAGCAATCCCACAGCATTGAAGTCGACGAAAAGGCGCTTAACAGCATACTGAGCAAACTATGAGCCAAATACTCGAATGGGAAGATTTGAGCGAAGCAGAACGCCAAGCCATCAAAGTCCTGTCCGAGCGCTCATTTCTGGCCTTTAACCGCATATTCTTTCAGTTGTTGCAGGGTGAGAAGTGGTCAGTTAACTGGCATCACCGATATATTGCTCAGGTGATTGAAGATATCGTCGCTGGCAAGCGCCGCAATGTTGTCTTCAACGTACCTCCTGGCAGTGGCAAAACAGAGATGTTAAGCATCCACGCACCAGTGTGGACAATGCTGAACTGCCAGAAGGTAAGAAACCTCAACATATCCTTCAGCGATACCCTGACTAAACGCAATAGCCGCAGAAGCCGTGAAATCATCACCTCCGCTGAATTCCAGACGCTGTGGCCTCACTCGCTGGGCGTTAATCAGGCTGATGAATGGCAACTACTGAATGATGACGGGAAGGTAAAGGCGGAAGTGGTTAGCCGTGCAGCAAGTGGCCAGATTACTGGATCGCGTGGCGGCTATCAGATGCCAGGTTTTTCTGGATGGATAAACCTCGATGACTTCGACAAGCCTCTCGACGTGTTCTCAGAAGTTAAGAGAAAGAAAGCGCAGCAGACATTAACCAACACTATTCGCTCCCGTCGTGCTAATAAGTCAAAAGACAACCCAACACCAATCGTTGCCATTCAGCAGCGACTGCACACAGACGACAGCAGCGCTTTCATGCTGTCAGGCGCCATGGGTATCGACTTTGATCACGTCATCATTCCCGCGCTCATCGATGAAGCCTATATCGATTCCTTACCAGAATGGCTTAAGGATCATTGCTGGAATGACGTCAAAGACAGCGAGAAGATGCGAGGTTACTGGTCATACTGGCCTGCCAACGAATATGTAGGCGATCTCTGCCGTCAGTGGGACACGGATGAATACACATTTATGTCTCAGGGGATGCAAAAGCCCATCAAACTTGGCGGCAACGTATTTGATGGTTCATGGTGGCAGACATACGGACCTGACGCAGATAAACCGGAACCCGAACGTTATGAATACAGGTTCACTACCGCGGACACAGCACAAAAGACAGCGAACCATAACGACTGGTCAGTTCTGTGCGAGTGGGGGGTATACAAAGATGACCTGTATCTCATTCACATGGAGCGAGGTAAGTGGAAGGCGCCAGAGCTGGAAACGAACTTCAAAGCGTTTATCTCTCAAGCATGGCGTAAGAATCGTGAATCCGGAACGCTAAGAAAAATCTACGTTGAAGATAAGTCCAGCGGTACAGCTCTGATTCAGAATCTTGAGAAAAAGCTCCCAATTAAGATAACCGCGCTTCAGAGAAATAAAGACAAGGCAACTCGCGCTATGGACGTCCTGCCGGTGGTCAAGGCACAGCGCGTATATCTACCTGCTGAGGCGTCATTTTCATCAGAGTTTATCGCTGAGCATAGCGCTTTTACCTACGACGACACCCACGACCACGACGATATCGTGGATAACCTTATCGACGCCGTGACTGAGGAGCTGCTCCTCGGCAGTGATGCTTTACGCAGACTCAAGGCGCTTGCAAGCTGAGAACTCACATGGCTAAACGCAACAACAGACAGCAAAAGAAAATCGACAAGAAGATGAACATGGACAGTTACCAGAATGTGTTCATGAACATCGGTACGGGTGGTGACAGGTCGGCGTACAGCCGCATCCGAGCAGCGCACCTTCTCACCAAGGCAACCCTCGACAGCATCTATCTCGGCGACGGGTTAGGTCGTCGCATCATTGATGTGGTAGCCGACGAAATGTTCCGCGCTGGCTTCACCGTAGATGGGGCAAATAATGAGCCTGAAATTATGTCTCGTTGGGATGAGCTCAACCTCACTCAGCAGTTTACAGATGCAGTAGCGTGGGCTCGTTTGTATGGCGGATCTCTGATGCTGTTTGGCGTTAATGATGGCGGAGACCTTCAGTCACCGATTGGCGAGGGAGTGCTTGAGTTTGTCCGCGTGTACGACCGTTATCAGGTGCAGCCTTCCCTTCGCGATCTGAACCAGGAAAGCATCACCTACGGTGAGATTATCCAGTACCAGATCAACCCCATATCAGGAACGCCTTATTACGTTCACGCCAGCAGATGCCATGTGTTCGACGGCGAGCGACTCCCAAACCAGATTCGCCATCAGAATCTGGGGTGGGGAGCTTCATGCCTGCAGGGCGTCTATCAGGCTCTTACTGACTACGGCATGAGTCACGCTCACGCTACAAGCCTACTTGAACGCAAGCAGCAGGGAGTTTGGTCTGCTGCCGACCTTGCTGAACTGTGTAAAGATGGCGAAGGTCGTGATGCTGTTCAGGCTCGTCTCAACATGGTCGATATGACGCGCAGTAACGGCAATACCATCGGCGTAGATGCGAACACAGAGAAGTACGAATTGCTTAATGGCTCTCTTGAGGGCGTGGTCGATGTGCAGGACCGCAAGCAGTTGCGTATATCTGCACTGACCGGCATCGATGAGCAAATCCTGTTCACCAAAACGCCGTCAGGACAGGGAGCGGATAAAACCACTGTTCCTGAGTCATGGAAGCAGTTGATTGGCCGTAAGCAGAAGGATGAGGCAAGACCGGCAATAGAAAAAGCGGTTAACTTTCTCACTACTGATAAAACATGGACGATTAAGTTCAACCCGCTTTCTGTACCAACCGAGAAAGAGCAGGCAGAAACGGCTAACCAGTGGTCACAGGCTGATGAGCGTTATTCCCAGATTGGCTGGGTAAGCAACGATGAAGGCGTCGCCACTCTGAAAAAGCGTGGCGGTTACGTTTATCCAGAGGTGAGTGATGACTAGGGTATGGCTTCACCCGTATGGCGTTGAGCGTGACTATACCAATGCGCTAGTGAAAGCAACCAGGCAATTCAATAAGGAAATTGACGCATCCTATAGCGATATACGATTTGATGGCTGGCAGGACGACTTAAGCGGCATCCTTGCCTACCTGAGAAATTCTGCAAACAGGATATTTCAACCAGTCATTGAACGGCTCCCGTCATTCTTTACATTAACCTCTCAGTTCAACGATCGCCAGTGGCGCCTGATTGTAAAAGGCGGAACCGGATACGACATCCCACCATCTCAGGCTGTAATTACCGGACAGACAACTGTTCCCGCCTCTTCTGGAGTGCTGGGAGTAGATGCTTACCGCGCTGAGCCTTGGTTAAGGGATATGCAGGAAATATGGGTTGCAGAAAACACGCGCCTGATTAAGTCAATCCCAGCCGATGAGCTTTCCGATATGGAGGGAATTATTCAGCGCGGGGTGATGAACGGCTCTAGCGCCGGCACCATCAAAAAACAAATACAGGAGCGCTACGGCGTAACTGAAAGGCGAGCAAATCTGATAGCAGTAGACCAGATAGGGAAAGCTAACTCTGCGCTTACTCAGCAGCGACAGAAAGATGCCGGAATAGATGGCTACATCTGGCGCGGCGTTCTGGACAGTAGAGAGCGGCAATTACACGTCGAAAGGGAGGGAAAGCATTACAAATGGTCATCCCCTCCTTCTGACGGCCACCCCGGGCAGCCAGTGCGCTGCCGATGCTATGCAGAGCCTGACTGGTCTGGTTCTGTTTTCGATATCGATTAACCAAAAAGGCAAACAATGAAGACAGTTACTCGCTATGACAGGGGTGAGCTTCGTGCGTCCGTAAATGAGGATGGCTATCTGGAGGACACGCCTGTAGTAGGCCGGGTCGGAATCCAGGTATACCGAAATCCAGATGGTAGCGTTCGACGCGAATTGCGGCCTCCTGAAGAGGTATTTAATGCTGACTCGCTGGCATCATTCAAAGGCAAGCCAATCACTCTTGGTCACCCAGGTGCAGTAAACGCGAAGAACTCACGAAAGCATCAGGTAGGAACGATGCTGGATATCGGTAAGCAGGATGGTAATAACGTCGCCGTGCCGATCATTATCCATGCTGACGAAGCAATCACTCAGGCTAAATCAGGTCGCGCAAAGCAACTCTCTCTCGGATACCGACTTGACCTTGATGAAACTCCTGGTGAGTGGGAGGGGCATCCCTATGACGCCATTCAGCGCAATATCAGAATCAACCATTTAGCTCTTGTCTCAAAGGCCCGTGCCGGAGACGTGGCAACCCTGAATCTGGACGGTGATGAAGAAATCATCGTTGAAGATGACGACAACCAACCAAAAGGCAAAACAATGCAGAAATTGCGACTCGACAACGGGCTTGAGTACGACGCTTCCCCGGAAGTGGTCGTGGCGTTCAACGCCCTGAAACAGGATGCAGAGGACGCTAAAACCAAGCTGTCTGACGCGCAAACAACCATCTCCACCATCACAGCAGAGCGCGACACGCTGAAAGCTGACGCTGCAGAGTTTGAAAACAAACTGAAGCAGGCTCGCGAAGATGCAGAGAAAACAATCAAGGCTCGCACCGAGCTAGAAGCAAAAGCAGAGAAGCATGGCATCAAGTGTGATGGGCTGGATGATATCGCTGTCAAGAAAGCGGTTGTAGCCAAGCTGAAGCCATCCATCAAACTCGACGGCAAAGACGACACCTACATCAATGTCGCGTTCGACATGGCGATTGAGTCGGCACCTATGGAGCAGCAGCGCAAAACCGTCAATCAGGACAAAGCTAAAACCCGCGATGACTCCGCTGAACCAAAAGGATCTGCCGCTGCTCGCCAAAAATACCTCGACCGCCTGCGCGGCAAAAAGGAGACAGCATAATGCCTGTTCAGACTTTCTACGATAACGACATGCAGATCGCAATGCCTGGCATGCGGTCAGATTCAACTCATCAAATCACAGACGGTTGCAACGCAGCACAGGGTGCTATCAAGCCTGGTTATGTTGTAGCTCGCGTATCAGTAGCCAATGACAAGCGAGTAGTGAAGCAGGTATCCGCTGCTGGCGATGCCGCTAACCTGATGGGGATCTGCCGCTTCAGTCACTACGGATGCGTCACCGGCCAATACGAAAATGGCGACGCCGTCAACGTAATGACATGGGGCCGTATCTGGGCGGTAACAACCTTGTCTGCGGCACCAACTATGGGTACAGGCGTTAACGTTCTTACCTCTGGCGCAGATGCTGGCAAGGTAGCCGCAACCGGTGGCTCCCTGGCTCTCGGTTGGGTGTTTACCGGCAAGTTCACCACATTCAAAGACAGCGCTGGCACAACAGTTAATCTGGCTGAAGTTCAAATCCGCAACCAGACCACGCAGCCAACCGCATAAGGAACAATAATGGAACAGATGAATTACGACGAAGCGGACCTGTTCGCTATTGAACGCGGTGCTGAGGCTAACGGTATTCGGCTAGATGAAGGGGAGTCAATCTTCCTGGCTCGTGAACTGGATTACGTTAAGTCAAAAGTTTACGAAGTCGAATACCCCGCACTGACTGCGACCACTCTTTTTCCGGTGACATCGGAAATCCCTTCATACGCCAAAACTTTCACTTACGGCGTATGGGATGCAGTCGGTATGGCGCGCATCATTGCTGACTACTCTGACGATCTGCCAAACGTAGGCGTTAACTATCGTGAAGAAACTGGCAAGGTGTTCAGCCTTGGTAACTTCTACGAATATAGCCTGATGGAAATTCGTGCCTCACAGGCAACTGGTAAGAATCTGCCAACTCGCCTGGCTAACGCTGCGCGTCGTGCGCATGACGTGAAGGTTAATGACCTGGCTTTCTACGGTGATGATGACTATCAGATCGTCGGCGTTCTGGATCATCCTAATATTCCGGTTACGACCTCTGCCGGCTGGACCACTGGCGAGATCGCCTCTGGTGAACTGGAAGATGCTGTTTCTGCTATCGAGACGGTAACTAAAGGTCTGCACGCCGCGAACGTTATCGCACTGCCGCCAAGCGCCTTTAAAATCCTGTCCAAGCCAATGCCAAACACCAACACGTCATACATGACCTACTTCAATACTCAGTACCCGGGTATGCAGTGGATTCGTGTAAACGAGTTGGAAGATATCGATGGTGCAGGCACTAAGGCCGCGCTGGTTATGGAGCGCAATGCTGATAACGCCTCTATGGAAATTCCGCAGCCGTTTGAACAGTTACCGCCGCAGGCTAATAACCTGGCATTCAAGATCCCATGCCATAGCCGCGCGACTGGCGTTCAGGTTTACCTGCCACTGACTCTCCATCTCATCAAAGGCATCTAAGAGGCTTCGGCCTCTTTTTAAGGATAAGCAATGAAAATCACAAACACCTCGGCGCGCCTGTATTACATCAGCGGGCAAAAGCTTTCACCCGGCCAGACAGCAGAAGTTGATGACAAATGGAAAGAAAATTCATCTATTCAGGCGTCAATTTCTAATGGCGAACTCCGAATTGCCTCTAAGGATGAAGAAGTAACCGCGACCGCAGTAGATAAATCCAAAAAGGACGCTAAGTAATGAACTATGCCGCATTCGAAGGAAAGACGCCGCTGGAAATCTTCCGCCTGATCGCCCCGGAGTTTGCGGCCGTTCCTGACGAAGTCGTCAATTCGTATCTCGAACTGGCGTCTGTTTTTGTGTGTGAAGGTGACTATGGGAAATATTACAACGTAGCACTGGCCTTAATGGCCGCACACATCATGGCTTCTCCTGGTGGATATTCTAAGGACGGCTCAACATCATCGGGAAAAGTCCAATCCAGAAAAGAGGGTGATCTTTCGATCACTTACGGAAATATCTCCAGTGATACCAGCTATCTCGGCGGCACTTCATACGGAAACCTGCTGCTGATGCTTCGCAAGAAGATGGGTGGCGGGTTTGCACTGATGACTCGCGGTGTTATTGGCGGCTGCCTATGTCCGTAAAGATTGTCGATGACAAGCGAGCATGGGACAGGCTTGTAAGGGAGCTGGAGTCGACAGGGGATAAGGAAGTTGTTGTTGGTATCCAGCAGGGGGCGACGAACGATGGATTGCAGGTTGCTGAATATGCAACATGGAATGAATTTGGCACCAGAACCATTCCATCAAGACCATTCATGCGCTCCTATTTTGATAGCAGCATTGATGACTTAACCAGATTCTCTGCTCGTGGGATTGCCATGGTTATTTCAGGGCGTGGGACGATGAATCAGTTCTTCAACGCAGCTGGTGTAAGGATGGTGAACGGCGTGAAGAAAAGCATCAACAATGGAGCGTGGGTTCCAAACTCTCCAGTAACCATCGCTTTAAAGGGTTCCGATAAGCCGCTGATTGACACTGGCGTCATGCTGAACTCTGTGACTTTCGCAATTCACAAATACGGAGATACAAAAGCATGAATCCTTTTCGGAGACCGTACACCGTTTTAACGCCTTCAGAAGGGCAATACCTTAACGGCGAGTGGGTAGAGGGTACCTATATCGAGTCCTCTGCTCTTTTTTCGGTTCAGTCGATTAAAGATACCCAGGAAGTAGAGCACCTTGCAGAAGGGCGAAGAATTGACGATTTCAGGCGCCTGTACAGCGATAGTAAGTTACAGATAACCAACGATGGTGAAAACGGGGATTTGCTACAGCCGGTGTTAATAGTCATCGATGGTTTCAACTACGAACTAATTCACCGGGAGCCCTGGCAGAATGGAATCATCAACCACTACAAATATTATTGCGTGAGGAAATACGATGGCTGACCTTATAGAGTCGGTCGCAGAATCTCTCCTTTCTCAGTTAATCAGCATTCCAGTTATCCGAGCGAATCAGAACGGGCCGCGCCCGAAGCTACCTTATGCCACCTATCAGATAAGTGCCAGAACCTCTATAGGTGGTGATGATTATGGTTTGGTGGACGGTGGCGGCCTGATGCCAGTTAAAGGCACAAGGGAGGGGGCGATACTGGTTAACTTCTATGGAGGCGAGGCGAGAGAGAACGCGGACAATCTAGTTAATGCAATCAGGAAAACAACATCACGCTATCTGATGCACCGACTTCATCTTGTTATCAATACAACTGGAAGCGTAACTGACCTCACCGCATTACGAGATGATGCGAACTTTGAGCCTATGGCAAACCTCGATCTTACCTTTCGCTATACAACCAATTATACCGACGATGTCGGGCTTATCGAAACAGTGGACGTCACCGGGGAAGTTGGCGGCGAAGGTATCCACGAAACAATCACCATCGAATAATTTTGGAGCTTTCAATGGCCTCATTGAACCAGATTGCTAATGTTGATATTTCACTCAACACAGCAACGGTAGGAAAGGCGTCTTTCGGTATCCCGCTGATTGTCTCTCCGACCACCGCATTTACCGATCGGGTAAGAAAATACAGTAGTTATTCCGCAGCTGCCGGCGACAATCTTGACGCGGCCACGCTGTCTGCGCTTCAGGCAGTGTTCAGTCAGGATCCGCGTCCGGCCATGGCGTATGTTGGGCGACGCGACGCAGCAGGCGTAGTGTTTACATTGTCCTCCGCACCAGTTACCGGAAAGATTTATACCTTTAGCGTCAATGGTACTGACGTAACCTACACTGCAGCCAGTGGCGACACTGAAGAAGATGTGCTTGATGGGCTCAGTTCGGCACTAACCGCAAGCGCAGTTAAAGATATCTTTGCTGCGCCAGTGGTCTCCGATGGAAAACTAACGCTGACTGTATCTAACCCTGGCGACAATGTAGTGCAGCCAACCAGTAATTTGTCTATCGCGTTATCAGGCTCGACAACTGGCCTGGCCGCCGACATGGACAAAATCAAGGCCGCAGACAATACATGGTATGGGTGGTCACTGGTTGAGCTGGGCGACACTTTGATTCAGCAAGGTGCCACATGGACAGAAACGCAAAGCAAGCTATTCTTTGCGCGTACCGCGACAGTTGCTGTCTGGTCCTCTTCTGAAGACGATATCGCGAGCACATTACAGGACGCGCAATATCTTCGCACAGCGCTGATTGCGCATAAGAACTCTGCTTCTGAATATCCTGACGCTGCAGTAATGGGAAGGTTCTTCACCAAAGACCCAGGGCAAACTGTATTTGCTCTTAAGTCACTGGTGACCATCACCCCAAGCGCTTTCACTGATACGGAGAAGGCGCTCATCATTGCCAAGAACGCAAATACCTATGAGCAATACTCGGACAACATTTATCTATTCGGTGTCGGTACTGAGAATCAGGCGTCAGGAAAGGTTGCATCCGGAGAGTGGATTGATATTGTCCGCGACCGAGACTGGCTGATTAATGATATCCAGACAGCTATCGCCGGCGTGATGATCCGCAACAGCAAAGTGCCATATACCAACGTGGGCATTGCGTTAATCATCAACACACTGCGCGCGCGATTGCTCAATGCACAGACGCAAGGTGTCATCGCTCCTGATGAGAAAGATAGCCTTGGCGAAACAGTTCCAGGATTTAAGCTTTCTTATCCCAACGCCGCGGATGTTGACGCTGACATCAAAGCATCCCGCATTCTTTATATCTCGTTCGATGCTCTTCTGGCTGGCGCTATCCAGTTGGTTAAGATCACCGGCACGCTTTCATACAGTTACGAATAAGGAGCATTGAATGTCTGCTAATTATGGCTTGTCTGGCACATTTGACGGCTCTGAAGTTCATGTAATTATCGGTACCGTTCCTCTGTCCGGCTTCTCTGATGGCGACTCTGTCACCGCTACGCGCACAAGCGATCTGTTCAGCAAGCGTACCGGACTTGATGGCGCTACCGGACGCGCCAAGAATACTGACAAATCAGGCACCATCGAAGTCAGATTACTTCAAACCAGCTCAGCTAACGACGCGCTATCCGCGTTGTTAAACATGGATAGCCTCGGCCTTGAGGGTGACGCAGTCTTTCCAATCAGTGTCATTGACATGTCTGGTCGAACTGTCATTGCTGGCGCTGATTGCTGGATCCAAACCGCGCCGCCGGTAGCATTCTCAACCAATGCGGTTGGTGAACGTGTGTGGGTGTTCGCATCAGCCGCTCTCCAACTCTATGTAGGTGGTAATAACTAATGGAAATGCATACTTTCAACGTTGGTGAAAAGGAATTTTCTGCGGCAAAAATGAATGCCTTCTCTGCCGCAAAGCACCTAGTGAAGCTAAAGACATTGCTTGATAAAGGGCTGTCTCAGGGAACTGAAGCAAACGCCATTGCTCTTTTATCAGGAATCGATGAGAAGACGCTTGAAACCGTCATCATGCCAATCATGCGCGACGCCATGGCTGCTTGTGTTACCGATGGCGTGAAGCTTGAGTCAGAGCAGAACATCAACAAGGTTTTCACAGCAGATACGCTTTTTGACCTTTTCCAGGTTATCTGGGAAGTGCTGAAACTCAATTTCGCCCCTTTTTTTACTCAAATCTTGAGCCTGTTTGGACTGAGCCCGGAAGAGTTATCAAGCCGGGTCAAGGCGCTGGCAAGCAAAAGCGCACAGGCAAGCTAAGGGAAGACGTTCAGAACGAACTATGGGTTTGGCGCCCGATTATGCGGAAAATGTGTACCGTTGAAGGCGTCAAATCCGGAGTTGTTACGACAGAAGATATCATCAAACTGAACGGCCTGATTGATATGGCTGATTACTACGGAAGTCCGGAGGAATGACATGGTAATCCGTGAGTTGCTCATTCGTCTTGGGCTTCAGGGTACTGAACAAACCGGGCGAGACCTGGATAAGATTGACGGTAAGGTTCACAGCGTCACCGAGAGTTTCAGGGGGCTTGGAACCGTTCTGACAGGACTCCTTGCCGGCATAAGCATCAAAAGTATCATTGACGTCGCCGATGAGATGCAGAACCTTCGCTCTCAGATTGGCAACAGCACTGGCGATATGGATAACGCCGCCAGCAAGCTGGATGAGCTTACCCGCCACGCTAATGACGGCCGTGTATCGGTTGAGGCTTATACCGGTTCATGGGCGAAGATGAACAGCGGTATCAAGCAATTTGGCGGTGATGCCGATGATACAACCAAGTTCATGGATACGCTTTCTGCGGCATTCGTTAGTAACGGTACCGCTACTGAGTCAGCTAATGCAGCGCTATTCCAGTTATCTCAAACGATGCAGGGCGGTGTAGTTCAGGGCGAGGAAATGAACTCCCTCATTGATGCGCAGGGTGAGCTATTCAATGACATCGCCAAAGCAATAGCCGGCAACGTCCAGAACTATAAAAAAATGCAGTCTCAGGGACTGGTAACGGCCGAGATGCTTCTCAAGGCGGTTAACCAGTTCTATGACAAGTACACGTCTCGTGTGAAAACCATGCCGATGACGGTGCAGCAGTCGCTAACAATCATCGGTAATAACTGGAAACTTTTCACGGACAGGCTTAACCGGGAATCGCAGATCATCCCAAAAATTGCAGGGATGTTTCTGTGGATGTCGAATAAAGCTGAGTACGCTATGCAGATTGTCATTGATGCATTGGGCGGGGCTGAGAGTGCGGTAAAACTCCTCACTGTTGCTATCGGCGCGGCAGGTTTGCTCGGTGCTATCTGGCTTCTTCCTGCTGCCTTCGCAGCTCTTATGTCTCCTGTAACGCTATTAATTGCAGGTATGGTTTTACTCTATGCCATTGGCGAGGATGTTAATCGATGGCTAAACAATCAATCGTCATTATTGGGGAAGGCCGTTGGGCCGGTTACTGATTATACCGACTCAATAAGCCAGCTAAATACCGCCCTTGATTTAACCATTGGTAACGTCAAGGAGGTTATAAAATGGTTCAAATGGATGACGTTCTGGGTTGAGAAGGGGAATAAAGCACTGGCTGATTTCTCTGGTGCAGATGTAGGGGATATTGTCTACAAAAACCTAAACCCTTTAGCTGGAAGTGCCGACATACTATCTGAAGCCATGAAATTCTTTTCCAATTCCGGTCCAGCGGCAAAGTTCACAGCTTGGCTTGGCATTGGCGGGGACTCTGTTGAAGCAAAGCCAGGGTCACAGAAAAACAGCTTGGGTGTGATCGATCCTTCGCTTATTTCTCCGCAAAACAATAGGCCGCAAGTATATGTGAACATCGGCTCAATAGAAGTTCCAGCAGGGTCTCCCTCTGAGCAAGTGTCATTTCTAAGAAACTCTGCCACTGAGGCTTTCTCTTCTGTAGGAAGCGACCACTTTACCAGTGACATGCTTTTTAATCGCGGGGTGACTCGATAATGGCCGGAACTGATTTATTGGGTTTCATCTGGAGCGGAAGTTCTGATGGTTTTTTTTCGATAGAGGATCCAAATGTCGGCTCGCTTGAGTTCGACTCTATAGATGCAGAGGTTCACGACTGGCAGCGGGATGTAACTCAAAACCCGGTTGAAAATGGCTCTCCAGTAGCAGACCACATTATCGACAGGCCAAGAAATTTAACCATCACAGGAATGATTAGCAACTCGCCGATAGATGGTTCAAATATCTTCCTTGGTGGAAATTTACTTGATACAGACAGGGTCGCCGAGGCATTTCAGGTTTTAGACGCGCTGTATAAATCAAAGGCACTGATAACCATCTATACCAGGTATGCGAACTACGTTGACATGGCGATATCTGGTTTAAATATCCCAAGAAGCCCAGATCTCGGCAATGCAATAACCATCACCATTCAGGCTACACAGATCCGCATAGTTACGACACAGTCAACAAATACTCCACCCGGACTTGGTGTAAAGAAACAGAGTGATTCGACTGGGAAGGCAGGCACTTCCAATAGTGCAGACAAACCAACTCAAAAACGTGCATCTCCTGTTCAGAATAATGGAAAATCAACTTCCGATGTCGGACTACTTGAAGGAATTGCTTCAGGTGCCGGAAGTGCCATAGAAAAGCTTAAACAAAAGGCTGCTGATATCATCTCCGGGAGTAATCTGTGATAACCATTAACTTCATTCAGGGATATCCTGACCAGACATCAGATGTTGCGATCGGCGACCAGACATTTACTATCCGGGTGAAGTGGAATGAGAGATTTGCCTTCTGGTCAATGGGCATCTATGACCGGGAATCAACACCGATTGCGACGGGAATGAGAATGGTGCGAGATTCTCAACTAATAGGGTTTCTTGGCCTGTCTCAGTTTGATGGTGACTTCATCTTCATGCGTACATATGGTGATAAAGATGAGGCCGACTTCGACTCTCTCGGCGATGATTTCACGCTGGTTTATGTATCAGGAGATGAAATAAATGCCGTTGTTTCTGCGGACAGCTGAATTAATAGTGGGGCGCCCTTCAGGTGAAGCTGTAAGCATTAAAGATCTGCGGTTCGAGTTTGATATCCAAAAAACATCAAGCAAGACAGCAAACAAATGCAATCTCAAGGTATATAACGCCTCACCAACGACCATTGCAATGATGGAAACTGTAAACAACCTTGTCATCCTCAAGGCAGGTTATGAGCAGGATATTGGCGCTGTGACTCTGTTTACTGGAACGGTTTGCCGATCTATAACCTATCAGGATGGGCCAGATGTCCTGACTGAAATGGATCTTCGTGACAGTGTCATTCCTCTTAGGGACGCTAAAATATCTGCAAGCTACCCACCAAATACATCGGCTTTAACCGTTTTACGGGGCGTTTCTGCAAATTTTGGGCTTCCACTAAAGCTATCTGTAAACGTAACAGACCGGCAGTATCAGGCTGGATTTGCCCATAATGGCAGGGCAAGAGATGCAATGGATAGGGTGTGTAACTTTCTTGGTCTTGAGTGGTCTGCTCAGGATGGGGAGTTGCAGATTATCAAGAAGGGCGGTGTTTATGCAGAAACAGCCGTCGTTCTGACAAAGGATACAGGAATGATTGGTTATCCTCGCAGGGAAGCCAAGCAGATGACCGAAAAATCAGCAGCTAAAGATGGCATCAAATATGGGCAAAAAGGTGTAATCAGGACTGTTGTTGACGTAGAAGACCCAACAGCCAAGCTAAAAGAGCGCGTCACACTGGAGGTGCAAGGATATCGCGTTCAATCGCTAATTAACCCAGCCATCTATCCTGGGAGCTACGTAAAGTTAATATCTCGCGATATTGATGGAGAGTTTTTCCGCGTAGAAGAAGCCAGGTACATGGGTGATACTCATGGTCAATCCTGGTTCGTCGAGGCGCTTTTAAGGTATCCAAATGGCTGACAGAAGTGATTTTATTGAAGCGCTGACCCAGATGATTGGCAGCGAGCTTGACCAGGTAAATACAGCGATACCGTGCACTATTACTGGCTATAACAACGGCAGGGTTACGGTACGGCCGGACGGTGAAAAAAAATTCCCGGACGGCGACAGCAACGCATACCCAATCCTTCACAATCTTCGCCTTGTGTGGCCAAAATTTGCGAATGGTCAGGCAGGTGTTAAGGGGCCTGTCGGAGCCGGAGATAAGGGACTGCTGATTGTATGTCAACAGGCCATAGATGATCCCGATGACCTCAGGAAGTTTGACCTCATAGACAGCTATGTTATTCCCGGAGGCGGTTATGATGATTCGGTTCCTGGCAATGACGATATGCGTTTGTACTTCGGGAATGCTTTTATCGCGATTGATGGTAACGGCAAGATCACCATTAACGCTCCCGGAGGCGTGGAGGAAACGACTCCACTTCACACAGTGAAGGGGCAACTGACTGTTGAGCAGATGTTCACTTACCAAGGTGGGATGACTGCATCAGGAGGAGATGGAAGCGTGGCCACCATCACTGGCACGGTAAACGTTGTTGGTGACGTTGTGATAAATGGTATTAAAATAGGTTCACATAAACACCCTGGAGACAGCGGTGGAACTACTGGGGGACCTGAAAATTGATTAGAGCAATACTTATCATATCTGCAATGCTTCCTAGCTTATCTATCGCAGGAACAATTGATGAATATTTCAAGTCGCATATTGACTTGAACACGCCAGCCATCAGAAGCGTTTTGGTTAGCGAGGCCCAGGCGCAAGCCAACAATAACGAAGATGGCAGCCCGAGAACACAAAAACAGATAACCAGAGAACTCAACGATAGAGCGGAGTATTACCTTGATATTGCCACCAGAGAAATCGCATCAAGGTGTCACTATGGAACCCCTCAGAAATCGAAAAGACTTACTCAGCAGGAGTGTGAGCTAATCAGCAGTGCCAGCGGTGAGTGATAGTTTGTATGGTATGCAGAACCTTATTTGCAATTAATCACGCTTGACCATTTCAAGCCACCATTTAGGTGGTTTTTTTATTGGAGGCATATGATCGACTTCAGATTAAAAGACGGGAAGATTGCCTTCCAGAACGGACTCCTTCAGTACGTTGATGGTGCTGAAAGAGTCAGACAGCAGCTTGAATTCAGGCTTTCCCTGTTTCGTGGAGAGTGGTTTCTGGACGGCGATTTTGGCACCCCATATTTCCAGTCAATTCTTGGTAAGCAAGTGACAGAAACCGGGGCAATCAATGCTATTAAGTCTCAGATTCTGGATGTTGACGGAGTTGCGGCAATCAACTCATTCAACTGGAACTTTGATCGTAAGAATCGCCTGTTAACGGTAGAGTTTGAGGCGCAAACCGATTACGGCATAGTCCAGTACCCCTGAAAAATCTAAAACAACAAACCTCGCTTCGGCGGGGTTTTTTTATGCCCGGAGATAAGATGGCAGATACATTCATCACGGATACCGGCCTTGAAAAACCAACCCTTGCCGAGTGTGTTCAGGAGGTCGGGGATTCTCTTGAGTCAGTCGTCGGACCCATTAACCGAGAGGCAGATAGCACAACGGGGCAATGGGTAGGCGTAGAGGCTGAGGCCAATGCGGTACATTTTGAGGCTCTGGAGCACCTGTGGAATTCACGGTTCCTGAATTTCGCCACAGGGATGGCGCTGGACGCTATTGGTACATGGTTTGGCATATCACGTAATCGTGAGTCGTACACGCAGGTGAACGCGGTGATTTACGGAACTGAATCAACACTGGTTCCGGCTGGGGCCATCGCTTCATTTGGTAACTACCAGTTTGTTTTAACCGAAGCGTCAGTCATAAGCCGCACCGTTCTGGTTGATGGCGCCTTCCGTGTTAATAACGCCACCCAGACATCTTATACCGTCCGCGTTGCCGGGATTGATAAGACATACACAAAACAAAGCGGTGATACAGCAACAGACATTGCTGAAGGGCTGGCAGCGCTCATTGATGCTACGTCTAACTTTTCATCCTCTAGCAACGGTTCCTCAGTATCCATGACGTCTGAAAATTTAATCCAGGGCTATTCGGTTTCTCTTGGTTCTGGGCTGTCATGGACATCCATTGGATCTCCTGCAGTATTTCGGGCAACAGAAACCGGGGCAATTGTTGTTCCGGTTGGCGGCCTTTCAACACCAGTAAGTGCTGTTACTGGATGGAATGGGGTGAATAACCTGGTATCAGGTTCCACCGGCTCCGGCAGGGAATCAGACACCGATTATCGATTGCGCTTACAGGACGCACGTGGAAGCAATGGCGGAGCGGCTACTGAGCCAGCAATCAGATCTCGTCTTTTAACTGAGGTAGAGGGCGTAACACTGGCGGTAGTAATCGAAAATGACACGATGGCGACCGTTGACAGCATTCCACCAAAAGCTATCCATTGCATCGTTTCCGGCGGGCTTGAGCAGGACGTAGCAAACACCATCTGGAAGTATAAGGCTGCCGGGATAGCGACATACGGGACAACGACGATAACTGTACAGGACTCGTATGGCAGGTCACATGACGTCAGCTTCTCAAGGCCGGTAAATACCCCAATCTACGTAAAAGTAGAAGTAACTCTGCTAGATCCGGAAGAAGAACTTCCTTCAACTGTTATCACACTCATCAAGCAAGGCGTACAGAACTACTTCGCAACTCTCTCTCTTGGTGACGACGTTATCACACAGCGCATTTATGGCTACGTGTACAGCAATACATCTGGGCTGGGGAAAATGGATATCACCGTTAGTCAGGATGGAACCAGCTTCTCTGAAAACAATATCCCCATCCCTGATACGGCTTATGCGTCAGTATCAACTGATAACATTGAGGTGACAGGTGTCTGATTGGGTTGACTATGACTTTGATACACAGATACGCAGGCGTCCATCGAGCTATCTGCAAGATATGAAGCAGCCAGTTGATGTTTTCTCAGCAATGGGGGTTATGCACCCCCAAATAGAGGCGCTGGCTAAGTATATTTATGACTCAGAAAACATCTACAACGCATCAGGTTATGAGTTAGATCGCTTTGGAGAATATGCAAATATAAACAGGGATGGTCGGAGCGACGATGATTATCTCGTTGCCATCCTGAATGCAGTCCTATCCGCATCATATTCTGGCACGCCGTGGCAAGTGATGAATATCGCCGCAGTGTCGACAAGAAGCCAGGATGTAGAGTTGGTTGAAAGAGCCCATGCTGCATTTTCTGTTCACGTTACCGGGATTTCTATACCAGAGGATATAGACTCTCTGGTTGATAATGCTTCAGCTGCAGGAGTGAAAGCTTACGCAACGTTTGATTATGGTCTTGGTGGATTTTCTCTTGCAGGCATAGATACGCAGTCCGGTTATGCCTTACAGATTTCCGATAATACTGCCATGCAGGTTGATGAAGATACAGCGCTGGGAATTTTAAGGGGTGCAACATATCTTGGTGGATCTTATCTTGACAATGTATATGCAACGACAGGATTAAGTGGGTTACTTCAGGTTAACGGAGAATATATGTCCGTTAAAAATAATGATTATCTTCTTATTGGCAGCGGATTTAATGTCGCTGGCACATACTTATGTGGCGCAATGCCAAGAGGTTAAAATGTCTTTAGATAGTTTTGCTGCTCAGGACTTAAAATATTCAGATGGTCAGAACAACAAAGAAAGTATACCTGATGAAATTGTATCTTATGGATTTAAACCACCCGTAAGGGCTGCTGATGGTTCTGTGCAGGTAGGCGATAAGCTTGCGGCTAATCATTTAAATTGGTTGCTTAACGATCTCTATAGCCAAATACAGGAATTGAAAGCGAGAGTTTCTTCGTTAGAGGGTAATTAATTATGGCTGACATCTTGTTGAAGTATCTAACAGAATTATCCTCAGCAACAAGTGTTGCAGATGATGACTTGTTCCATATAAACCAAGGAGGGAATGACAGATCTATCGCTTTCTCTGTATTGAAGAGATTTATTGTTGATGCAATGTATCCAGCAAACTCAGGCATAGTTGTGTTTTTTGCCAAAACTTTCAATCCAAATACTCAGTACCCTGGTACAGTGTGGGCAAGAGTGCCTGGTTCTGGTAAAACAATACGCCTTGCTTCAGAGGAAATGACTGATGTGCTTACCCAAGGAGGATCTGATAGTGTAAAACTATCCACTTACAACCTGCCACCACATAGCCATCCTATAAACCTGAACACATCATCATTTGATTATGGAAGTAAGCAGTCATCATCAAACGGACAGCACAGACATAACTTTCAGATGAGGGTTAATAACTATGCGAACACAACTGGCGGTAATGACGTTGTAAAGACTGGTGGTGGTACTACTTTCTCCACTGATGATGCTGGTTCTCATACACATAGCACATTTATAGGTTCCCACCAACACTCTGTTTCAGGTAATACAGGAAACTTAGCATCACCCAACAATGCATTAAACATATCTAACCAATATGTAAAACTTATTGGTTGGTACAGGACGGCATAATGGCAGACCAAAAAGTTAAGATCACACAATTACCATCAATACAGGATGCTGACAATGGCGTTCTTCTTGTAAATAAAGATGGGGTGGATTACCAAACACCTGTACAGCAGTTCCTATTAAACAAAAATAATTTATCAGATGTAAATCCATCAATATCAAGGTCTAATCTTAATGTTTATTCAAAGGATGAAACACTTTCTCTAACTGGAGGAAGTATGAAGGCGTTCCAATCAGAAGCTGACGGGGTTGCTGGAACGACAGATGGTCAGTATTTTATGGTCCCGTCCGGCGACGGAGGAGTAAAATACTTTAAAAACAACTCAGGAATAGCGGTTCTTGTTGGTACTGTAATTGGACCATCCTCTATTATTGGAACGATTAGAGAATATCTTGACGATGACTCTGCACAAAATGATATAAACATAGGCCTTATCCCTGACGGACTTCCTCTATGGATTAATAGCGAAGATGATAATTTAATTGCTGATGAGTACATCAACAACGGCGGGACGCTGGAGGCGACCGGGCGAAAGATACCGTCTCAGGGAACTGTGGATTCAGCGCTTGATGCTGTGAATAAGAGATTTACGTCGTCTGATACGGCTAACGACGCAATAAATTTCAAAGACAAGATAGGAAGACGAGCCGTCGCACTGCTTGAGGATGGAACCTTTCAGGCCAATACACTTGATGCCGAAAATTTATTAACCAGTGTCAGCGATGATGGCTGGTTAGTAAAAATTGCCGTAGATAAATATGGAAATGTATGTAATGGCGTTGATGCTCGGGGCAGAACCCATATTGCGGAGCTGATTAATTACTCTGAACAAAAAAATCCCGTTCAGGCAGTCAACGTCCTGGCAAAATTCACTGTTAGTCCCAATCAGTTTGATGGTGCTACGCAACATTACAGAATCCAGGCCGCTCTGGACTTCCTCGAGCGTCGGGGCGGTGAGGGCGTACTGGAGTTAGGCGTTGACACAATATCTAATCCTCCAACATCGACGTGGGTTAGAGGTTCCGCACTACTAATGCATGATAATTTGACGTTATCTTTAAATGCGGCGACGTTAAAATTATCTGATGGCGTATTCGATAATATTATTCGAAACAAAGGTGTTGTTATCGACCCGGCGAATCCAAATGGTGTTGCACTTGAATTAAATGAAAACAGAAATATTAAAATTATTGGCTCCGGGAAGGATGAGTGTTTTATAGAGGGGCCGGATGTGCCTTATACCGCTCCGCACCCCATCAATGGCGGCGAGCCGGTTCAGTGGGTGGGTGACTGGTACGGGTGGCGAACTATCGGAATTTTGCTGGCCAACTGTAAAAATTATGAGTTGACCGGGTTTACCATGCGCAAAACCACCTGCTGGGGAATTTCTCAGGAGCGTGGGTGCGATAACATGTACATCCACGATATCGGTTTTGATACCACCGTTAAAAATGGCGACGGTATCGACTTTCGCATGGGATGCAGCAACGGGCTGGTTGAGAATATTAACGGTAATACCTCAGACGATACAGTTGCTATGACGGCGCTTCTAAACTGGCAGAGTAGTTACCCGGCAGGTAATTACATCTGGCCATTGCAGGTTAGTGGTGATGCATCACATCCTCTTGGCGATAATATTGAAAATATAACTGTCCATAATATTAAATCGTCGTCACTGGCGAATCAGGTCAGGCTGCTGATTACCAACGGCGCTAAAATGAACAATATTACCGTTTCTGATATTGAAGATAGTGGCGTTGTCGCAGTTACGCAGGTTCTCGTGCAGACAGGGGCTTATGGGGCTCCATCTCAAATTGGTGATATGACAAATATCACGATTAACGGAATAGTTTCTAATTACTCTAATCTACCTCTGAATATCGATGTTCCGATTAAAGATTCTCAGTTTAATTTTATCAGGCAGAAAAAATCAGGTGGGCAGATATATAAGCTCAATACAGACCACCCATCTTACCCTGTGGTAAACACTACCGTTACCAATGCTAAGGCTGAATAAATGACTATTTCAACGACTTCTATTATTGCCCCTGATGTGGAATTTACAAATTATATTGGGAAAGGGAATTTTCTTGGTGAATATCCTGATGCACTTGCTGCATACAGCCTGCGTAAAATAGGAACCAGATATATGGGGCCAATTATCCGC